TTTGCTGGCTATGCAGATAAGAAACAAAACAACGATCGCCTTGCGCTTTATTTACGCAAGGGATGGCAGGTAATAACGGTATGATAAATTTACACTTGTCAGACGATGGTCACTGTGATATAATATAGTCTGAGTTACACAAAATGGCTTTATTTTTCAACCTAGAATTACTGGAGTCTGAATCTAATTGTGACCCTAAAATAATGTTATCTATGTTAGAGCGTCATTCTGGCAAAAAGCTAATACCGAAAAACAACCGCGATAAAAATAATTATCGAAACCTAGCGGGTCACAGCTTTTTACTTAATGCCACTCCTCTTTTCAACGACAACACGGATATAGCTTTTAAAGCACAGTATATCCGATTAGCAGGAAGGCGAGACTATAGCTTATATAAACTTTATAAAGCAACTTATTTAGATCTTAGTTACTTCAAGGATATTGATTTAGACATAATTAAACAAAACCCCCTGCTCGACATACAACAAAACAAAATATATTTCAAATACGAAAGCAATTAACAAATGGCAATCTCATTCAAAAACACTAAAGGCAAAGCACAATCTAATAAAGTCGAAGCGTTCGAGTACAAAGACGGTGAAAACACAGTTCGTCTGGTCGGTGGAGTGCTTCCTCGCTATATTTACTGGGTTAAAGGTGCTAACAACAAAGACATTCCAATTGAGTGTTTGGCTTTTAGTCGTGACAAAGAAAAGTTTGATAATGTGGAAAAAGACCACGTTCCAGCATACTTCCCAGACCTGAAGTGCTCATGGAGCTACACAGCTAACTGTATCGACCCTAAGTCTGGTAAAGTTGTGGCTATCAATCTAAAGAAAAAACTATTCGAGCAGATCGTGTCGGCAGCAGAAGACCTGGGCGATCCTACTGATCCAGATACTGGCTGGGATGTTGTGTTTAAACGCACAAAAACAGGCCCACTGGCTTTTAACATCAGCTACGACTTGAGCGTGCTGCGTTGCAAGCCTCGCAAACTAACTGACGAAGAACGTGCAGCAGTTGCAGAAGCCAAGTCTATTGACGAAAAGTACCTTCGCCCAACTGAAGCCGAAGTATTGGCACTGTTGGAGAAAATTACAACTAACACTGATGACGGCGATGCAGGCGATGAAGCTGCACAAGAAGCTGTTAAAGAACTAGGTTAATAATCACATAGCCCGCTAAACGTAAAAGCTTAGCGGGCTATTTTGTCTCATACTTATGAAAATACTTTTCACAGCAGACGTACATATTAAACTAGGTCAAAAGAACGTTCCTGTCGAGTGGGCGCGCAATCGTTTTCAGATGTTTGTTGAGCAATTTGCAGAGATGCAGGCCGACGCAGACTTAGTTATCATAGGCGGAGACATTTTTGACCGCCTACCAACAATGGATGAAGTAGAGCTTTATTTTGACTTTGTAGAGTCTTTTACTAAGCCAACTATTATCTATCCCGGTAACCATGAAATGTTGAAAAAAGACACAACATTCCTTAGTTATCTTAAAAAATCTACACACAGACTAAATCCATTAGTAAGCCTAGTTGACGACTACTATGAAAATTGTGGATTTGGTGTGGATATTATTCCATACAACAAGCTAAAAGATTACGAGAAAAATGGTTATAACTTTGCTGGCCGTATACTGTGCACTCATGTTCGCGGAGAGATTCCTCCACACGTTAAGCCAGAAGTAGACCTTGACATTTTTAGCCGTTGGGACATTGTCTTAGCCGGTGATTTACACAGTTATGAAAACTCGCAACGCAATATCTTGTATCCTGGCAGCCCTTATACTACTAGCTTTCATAGATCTCCAGTGGATACTGGTGCTATTATTCTTGATGTGGATAATCTCACCCACGAGTGGCGAAAGTTCAAGCTACCACAGCTACTCAAGCGGACAGTATCCGCCCAAGATGCGGCCACCGCCACCGCTACCGACTTCGATCATACAATCTACGAAGTGCAGGGAGATATGCAAGAACTCGGAGAACTTGAAGACTCAGAGCTTATTGCCAGCAAAGTACTTAAGCGGGACACAGACTCTGCACTAATGCTAGACCCTGAAATGACGCTAGATGCCGAAGTCAAAGAATACCTTACCTATATATTAGAATTACCAGAACCTACTATTGATAAGGTTCTACAGGAGATGCAAAATCATGCAGACAAACTCAATTAAATCCGCCCAAGTATGGTCACAAACAAATTGCCCTGCTTGTACAGAAGCCAAACGCTTGCTAGAACAACGTGGTGTTAAAATTGAGGAGTGTATGCTTGGCATCAACGGCTACACTAAAAAAGACTTAATTGAAAAAGTTCCGCACGCTCGTAGTGTACCACAGATTTTCCTTGATGGTGAGTATGTTGGTGGGCTGCTAGAGTTAAAACAAAAATTAGCAAATGATAACAATAAAAACACTAACATGGTCTAACGCTTTTAGTTACGGTGCAGACAATACTATTGATTTTTCGTCTGCTCAGTTAACTCAACTAGTAGGTAAGAATGGGCATGGTAAAAGCTCTATTGCCCTAGTGCTTGAAGAAGTGTTGTTTAATAAGAATAGCAAGTCTATTAAAAAAGCAGACATTCTTAATCGTTATGTAAAAGACAAATCGTACAGTATCAGCTTGGTATTTGATAAAGATGGTGTCGAATATCGTATTGATTCTAAGCGTGGTACTACTCAAACTGTTAAGCTGTATAAGAATGGTGTGGATATTAGTGCACACACAGCAACACAAACTTATAAAAATATTGAAGAAATCCTAGGCTTTGACCATAAAACATTCTCACAGATTGTTTATCAGAGTAATGCAGGTAGTTTAGAATTTTTAACTGCGGCTGACACTGCTCGTAAAAAGTTTCTTATTGAAATCCTAAACTTGGGCAAGTACACACGAGCACAAGACGTTTTCAAAGAAACAGCACAAGAGCTTAGCAAAGATATTACTGCTGTGCAATCTCAGGTTAATACTGTTAGTGCTTGGCTAGACAAGTACGCAAAAGCAGACCTAACCCCAATGCCGCTGGAAACTGTAAGTGCCCTAGATGCTGAACAGTTGCTGGAGCTAGAACAGCTATCCAGCAGCATCAAGAACATAGAGTCTACTAACAAAAAGATTTCGCAAAATAATACGTATAAACAGCTTCAGGGTAAAATCAAGCTATTCCCCATTCCAGACAAGCCAACTGAAGACACTAAGCCACTGCAAACTGAGGCTGGCAAGCTTAACACCGAATCCGTGGAACTTGCAAAAACTCTGCGTGATTCGCAAGCATTTGTTAAAAAGATTGGTGCCTTGCACGGAACGTGCCCGACTTGTTTGCAAGAGATTGATGAAGCAAAAATTGCAGAATTAATTGCGGAACAGCAAAAAATTCAAGACGGTGCACGTGAAAGTAACTTGCGCATTACTACACGTATTACGGAACTAGACGCTATACGTGCTGATATTGCTGAACGTATGAAAGCTTGGGAAACTGCTAATCGTGCAACCGAGGAGTGGGAAAAGTATCATGCAATTATTGATACCACAATGCAGGAACACTTACTTGATAAAGATCAACTTGAAGCACAGTTTGCTGAATTACAAACTAGCATTGCCACACTAAAAGCGGCTATTACACGGGCCGAGAAACACAACTCAACAGCAAGTGCACACAATGCCAAAGTAGAGATCATTTCAAAGCAAATGGTTGAAATGAATGAAGAATTAGAAACTTATAGTGAAAAACTTCATCAGCTATCAGAACGCATGAGCATTGTAAATGTACTAACCAAAACGTTTAGTACAACAGGTCTTGTTGCCTACAAGATTGAATGTCTTGTAAAAGACCTAGAAGAAATTACAAACCAGTATTTAGTTGACTTAAGTGATGGTCGATTTCAGATTGGTTTTAAAGTTTCGGCCAGTGATAAGCTAAATGTAGTTATCACCGACAATGGTCGAGATATTGAAATGCTAGCACTGTCGGGAGGTGAACGTGCTAGAGTAAACGTAGCAACGCTGCTTGCTATTCGTAAGCTAATGCAAACATTATCCAGCTCACGTATTAACTTGTTAATACTTGATGAAACGGTAGAAGCACTAGATGTAGACGGCAAAGAGCGTTTAATTGAGGTTTTATTGCGTGAAGAGCACTTAAATACATTCTTAGTGTCTCACGGCTTTAGCCACCCATTACTAGAAAAAGTTAATGTGGTAAAAAGCAATAACATATCCCAAATAGAGGTATAATATGATTAAAATTGAACAACTAAAGAATGGTGCTAAAGCTACCATTGTTCGCAATGCTGTAACTCAGCCAGTGTATGTTGGTATGACACTTACCAACGCAGAATTGGCCAGTTTAGAATTGCAGGAAGGTACTGTGGTCTACACCGTAGACGAGGCAGAAGTGGTTGAGTTAAACGCAGGCGGTAAAGTTCCAGAAGCACCGGCCGACACCAAAAGCGCAGACCAGAGTACCACAGCCGTGGAAGTTACAGCTACGGCGAAGGCTCCGGTAAAACCAGTAATTATTAAGCCTGCGCCAAGATCAGCTAAAAAATAATGGCTGTAGATGCACGAGCTAAAGGTGCACGAACTGAGACCACAGTTCGTGACCTTTTAAAAAAACATACTGGGCTAGGGTGGGAACGAGTACCTGGTAGTGGTGCTCTTGATCCTAAGCATTTGCTAAAAGGCGATCTTTATGTGCCTGGGCGAACCAACCTTTGGTGCGTAGAAGTTAAAGGTTACGCAGAAGACCATCTTACCAGCGCTGTATTAACAGGAAAGAATCCTCAGTTAATAGAGTTTTGGAAGCAAACCATCCGTCAAGGTCATCAAGTCTCAAAACAACCACTCCTAATTTTTAAGTACGATCGCAGCAAAGTATTTGTTGCTTTTGAAGAAATGCCTTCCAATAATCGTTATCGTTACGTTTTTGTAAACTGTGATGAGCACGAATTTTTTGTTGCACTGCTTGAAGATTGGTTACAGCACGAGCAACCACAATTTGTGACTTGATTAGTCTAGGTTATTAGTGTATAATATACACTTAACCACAAAGAATACACTATGAGTATTACATTTAAAAAAGCAACAGAATCAAACAATACTCTACTGATTGTTGACGCACTAAACTTGGCTTTTCGCTATAAACATAGCGGGG